TTAGTTTTATTCTGCGTTTCGTATTCAAAGAAAGCCATTATTCTTCATCCTCTGGAAATTTACGGCTCTTAGCAATACTTTCAGCTAATGTTAATGCTTCCTCATATTTCATACCTGTATCGCGCTCAAGAATGTACGCCATAATATCTACATCTAAATTTGATTCTTTCAATGATGCGATTACTTGTGTTTTAAGTAATGTTGTATTCATTCTTGATTGAGCATTGTTGATTTCTTCTGTAGCTGCTGCAGTTTGGTTTGAATAATATTCAACTTGCCAAGGGTAATCTTCAGGCTCAAATTGTTCGTTGTAAGCAAACCCCCAATCCAAATGAAGAATTTGATTAATCCCTTCGGAAGCTGCTGTTCGAATATCTTGTGACCTACGCATGATTTGTGCAGAAGTATGGAATGCTCCACCTTCTCCTATACCACCAGTTAACATATCAGCCCAACCGACCATGCTTGGATCTAGACCAATTCCACCCATCAGCAAACGGACATTAATCATGAACTGTTCAATATTAATAGGTGAGCTTCGTTGATTCTTGATATCACCCACTGGATTTAGAACTTGTTTTTCATCAAATACCGGAAGCATGTGAAAAGCAGTATTCCAAACTGCTTCTCCACCTGATAAAGCATCACGGACATAAGCCTCATGATTTTTAAGTAAACCTTCTAAACCACGGATATAAGCTTGACGTTGTGCTGGTGGCATTCCCGACATATTTACTGTCAAGAACATCTGATTTACGGTATCTGCAATTTGCTGGCTGTTCATAGATGCCAAAGCAAGGATTACATCATCATAAATGTCTTCAATTTCGTAAAGGAATGAGCCGCCCAAATGCGCAGGTAAGATAGGTAGCTCATCTGGATCATCCCCCTCTAACATTTTCGTGACTAGACCAGTTTCTACAAGCTCATATTGAGCAATATTGCTCATACGGGGCATTTTGAAACGTACCATTTGAATAGTATTCAGTTTGGTAATAGTTTTTTGCCAATTACGAGGATCTAAACAAAAAAAGGCGACAGTCTTACTGCCTTGTTCGAAAGGTTGTATTAATGGTGGATAAGTATACTCATTACATACGAGGTCAATTACACCTTGATCTTTTTTCCCGTAAATACGTGCATAAGAATCACCAAATGAAATTGCATCTCGGGCTAGCTTGCTTAAATACTTATTGATCAGCTTTTCCATCTTTACACGGCGCTCATCTAGTTGTTTTTTTAGTTTTTCAGCTGCTGGTCCATTCGCCTTTTTTAACCGTTCTGCGGGCGTAATAAAGACTTGTTGGCCGCTATAAGAATCTCCGCCTAAGGCTGCAGAAACATGAATCCCCATACCCTCTGCGATAGGTGCAAAGCGTAACATTCTCTCCCATTTAGTAAGAATTTCTTTTCGAGTACGCTTCTTATTGGCTTTGGTTTGGTTAGTCCCAAGTGAAAACGGAGCCATAGTTTCATATAGCTGCGCTGTTGCATCCTGATTAGACGTATCGAATTGCTGATCATATGAATTAACATTTTCACCGAGTAACAACGATAAGAACCGAGAAGACATAACTAAGCCAAAATACCTAAATAATTAAGTATTTTGATGACTAATAATTTTTAACTTTTAGATGGGTTCCAAAGTGAATTGGAACCAAACAGATTTAATAAATATCCAGCATGCAATTCTATCTGAACATATTTTCAATCTGTTTTAGAGGAAAAGCTCATGGCTGAAGTTAAAGTAAAAGTTTTTACTGATTTAGATATTGAATTGGCTCAAAAAACGAAAGACATTATTAATGCTCAACGTTATAACAATCGACCTGCATTTAAAACATTGAATTTAGGTTGGGATCTAGAAACAGGTGCTGTAGCAGTCCATTATGAACTTGTTGATGACACGCCTATGGTGGTAGACCAGCCAGCTTAGAATTAAAAAAAGCGCTCATTAGAGCGCTTTTTTGTATTAACCTTCTCATAAGTCAATCAAATCAAGCTCTTCAATAGAGGTTGCTTTATATATCTTATCTCGAGCTATTCTTCCTCGCTCGTGGATACTTTCAATATGGTTTGCCAAAGCTATGCGTAGTTCATTGAGCTGTTTAGTCGATAAAGATTCAAAAGTATTATCTTTTAATGTCCAAACAACGGGTACTCCTACCATAGCTGCAGTAACAATACGCATTTGAGAAATTGCATCTGAATCATAAATATGACCATCATATTCAAATCCAGAAAATTCAAATTCGTCTCTTTTAAGTTTTATCTCATTCCACTTTCTGTCTTGGTGCATTTCTAAAGAAATTGTATCAACCCATTTTTTTTTGAAGTAATTGAACTCAGAATGCAATGTAGTTTTTGGAGGAAGAGGAATAAAACATTTCTCCACAAAATCATAAAAATGAGTATTTTTACTAATACTCTCTTGATTAGGTCCTACTTTAATTAAAGTAGAACCGGTGGGCTTATTTATTTCTGCATATTCGATTTCACCAGCACATTTACCAAGAATTTTCCCTGACTGATCAATATACAAGAATGTGTCCATTGTTAACTCACTTTTTAAGAATTACTGCATAGACAGTAATAGCATCACAAAAATAATTCTTAATTAGAGTACTAGTTAATAAGGCAAAGTTAATCGCTACAGTTCCATCCGCTGTTCCGACAGGTAATGAAAAAATTTGGACACTACCAGTACTTGCACCATTAACACCAAAGGTATTTGAACCGACACGATATTCTGTCAAATTTAAGGGAGTTAAATATTGATGACCTGAAGCGGTAATACGAATTTTTGCGAGTACACTACCAAAATTATATCCACTGTAGTTAGAACTATTCACTGTAGTGTCACAATATGCGAATACAACCGTTGTATATCCCGTCTTTACTGGAACACTAATTGTCCCCAATTGAATATCAGGACATAAAGTCCTAGATGGGTTACCAGTGAATCCAGGATTATCTCCATGTGGTCCTTCTATACTTGAGTAAAAAGAATCACTCACGGCTCCATTTTTAATTTTAATAGAATCAAGTGAAAGGTCTCCAATTCGATCTACATTTAATTTTCCTACAGTAATTACATCCGCATTAAGATTTTTAATAAATACATCACTATTCATAACCACTTGATTATCTTTAATTATAAATGGCATATATTTAGTAGAAGAAGTACCTGTTGTGAAAAAAATTCTATCAGCTTGGAAACCTATAGAAGTTTGGACAGTTCCATTATTTTGTTCACTTACCATGGATAAACCAGAGAAAACACCGTTGTTATCCATTCCCATTACGTATTTACCTTTCATCCCGTTGATCAAATCAACTTGAGACTTAAGATTAATTGCATTTGGCCCATATACTGAAGTGAGAGTTTGAAGTGAACCAACGTAAGCTCCTACATCCGTGGTATATGTAGTTTTAAAACTCTCAAATTCAGCAATATTGTCTGCATCTTCAATATCGATGTAATCTAGATCTACTTCGCCTGCTTGAGCTGCATAATTGCCGATAAAAACAGGAGTAAAGAAAGCTGCTTTATTTGCAAATGTTCTGGGGTTTGTAAGCGTTCCAGCCCCACTACTTGCACCAGCAGATCTACCTTTGAAATAAGCAACACCCGTCACCCATGTACCCAAGGCAGGTGCAGCGCCACCCACCACATAATGACTTGAGCCGATATCTCCATTAATGTAATTAGCGTCTGTAATAAATGCAGTTTTTGCGGCATTAAAACAGGTGGCCCCCACATAAACGACACCAGCACCTGACACTCTTCTGTAGCGGTATTTAATCCGGTACATCTTATTATCATCAATTGGTAAGGTAGAAAACCAATTCAACCATACTTCATCGTTTCCTGAATTATCTCCCATTCGTAATGCATAACCACCACGACAAGTTTGATCTTCAATTAAACGCATTCCTATTCTTGAGCCGCTAGGCGTTCTGTTAATCCAATCTTTCTCAAAAGTTTGCAAAGCAGACGCCATAATGGTTTGGCTATTTGCTGAATAGAGGGCTGATAATCTTTCATTGGATGAAGCAACTGCCTCATTCAATTTTGAAGAAGTCACATAATCTCTTTGTATGTCAGCAACTGTTCTAGATGCTGCAGCAGCTGTGTCTTGAGCTTTTACAATTTCTGCAAAAATTGGTACTGGTACAAGTGACGAATTATATTGAATTGGTTCAATAGATTGTCCCAAAGCTGTGAAAGACTCAGTTTTAATAAGTGGTGTAATCGTTTTATAGTGTGATATATCATATCTCGCCCCACCCCGTAAAAAGACAGTTTCAATTGAAGAGTTAGGCATTTGTTTAATGTTTATTAAAGGTGATTGTGCAGTCCAGCTAAAAGAGAACTTATCAATAATTCTATTTTCTGCTTGAGTTCCCCAGCCGTTCGCTGTAACACTCCACTCACAGTTTAAACTAAAAGTGCGGGTATAATGTGTTGCCCAAGGAACATTATTATTACCTTGATTTCCTAAAGTACAGAAAACCTTAAAGTCATATCTTTGTTTAATAGCTGCTAACTGAAGAATAACCGGATAATAAATATCAGGATTTAATGCAGTTAAATCAACGTTAGTAACAATGTTCTCTTTTAGGCTCTCTGTACTTTGTTGCAAAGGAACAATATATTCAGCTTTAAGTTGAGTTGATGCTGCTGCAATAGCTCTTTCAATATTTGTATTAGTTAGGTCAGAATTAAGAATATATGCACTATTTGTTCTATCCAATTTAGAAGACATTTCAGTAAGTTTACTTGCCCATGTTTCCTTAAAATTAGTTAATGTCCCTAATGATTCTGTAGCTGTAGAAACGAAATCTTGTAAATTAGGATCTGCAGATGCATAGTCAGTTACGTCATAACATTCAATTTGAGCTAAAGTCCAGATTAGAGGGCTTTCAGGTGTTGGGGCTGGTCCACCCGCTACATGTACGAATCCAGAAGTATCGAATATTCCGGTGGCACCGGATTTAACCATACGAACATAAACTTCAAATCTCCCCGTCCCGTCAGTGCTACCAATGAATTTATCTACTGATCCATCGCCCATTAAATTTGCTGCAGGATATAACTTGTAGCCGATAGGTAATTTAATCAGGTATTTAATGATAAAAATAGCATTTGAACGTGTGAAAAACTGTTGATGAAAACCGCCGAAATTCGGGCTTGCTGAACCAGTTGTAACGATTCTAACCTCATGAGTTGAAGTGGTCGGATTGTCAGCACTTTTAACTTCACGAGTAACACTAACTGTACCATTCTGAAGATTGTTGTAAGTGCCGACGTTGTTCATTCCTTTCTTGAAATTTACATCACCGTAAAGCAACTTACCGTTAGTAATCATCATTGCAAGCTTAGTTGTATTTTCTAATGCTGAACCCAGATTGTCGGTGCTTGTTTGGAGCTGAGTAATATCATTATTACGAAGATTAATTAAATCTTTTGATGTTTGATCCGCTGCTGCTTTAGTAGTTTTTAATACCGTTGAAAGTCCACCTGGTACAGAAGCGTCATAATGCTGAATTTGTTGTGCAATAACACCTTTGTTAACATCAGCATTGATAAATGTATCTTCAACAAATTTCGCATTTTGTTTAAGAGTAGTTTTAAAGCCTCCTTTGAAATTAGGAGCAGAATTTCCTCGGCTAATGAAAATATTCGAAACTGAAAATGTGCCCGCTGAAGGAGCATTATCAAATCGTAAACCCAGAGGAACAAATTCAAAATTCGTAGCTTTTACATCACTTGGAAAAATCCCCGTTAATTCTAATTCTCCACTTGCTTGAACAGTAAATAATGGTAAACCAAGCCCATATACCGCGCCGTGAAATTGGATGGTACAAACTGCACCAATTAGACCTGCCGAAGCATTATATTTGATTCGTATAACTACAGGATCACCTTTAGCGATTGGTAGTTCTTTAATTTTATATTGTAGTTCCCAGACTGGAAAAGTTTGATTTGTGCCTGTTGAAACATTTAATGTTTTAGTTTCATCACCTAATAAAATCCAATTATCTTCTGCGTATTGAATAGTATCTAGTTTTGCTGAAAAGGATTTTATTTCTTCTGCAAATACTTCTTTAGCATCAGATCGAGTAATTTTTTGACTTAAAATTTGAGCATGATTTTCCAAAACTTTTTGCAAATTACCACTGTTATTAGCTAATCCTAATGGAATACCACTAACGACCTGAACAGCAACCATAATCTGTTTTGCGCCATTCAGACCAGAGTCAGGAGTTGCATGAAGTTCAATACCTCTTCCCGCTCCGATTCCCTTCTGCCCAATTAAAATATAAGCATCTCTGCCTGTAATCTGATCTAGAGTAAATTGATTTGCGCCTAATGAAAGTAATGCTGGTTTTACACTATTCAAATTCATTGCAATGTAATCATAGTTAGTGATAATCACAAAAGTATTTTGAGGTAATGACTGAATTGCATTACTCATTGCTACTGCATTAGCTGGGTCAGCATATGTATCGTATCTCGTAGAGGTTGCAATCGAGCCATCTGCTGCTAAAACATGCACAGAAAAGCCGCGGTTAGAAGCTACAGATATAGTCTCACCTTTTAAGTTCTTGATTCCAGTAAAATCATTATTCCAGCCTGAAGAATAAACTCTGTAATTAAAGACTTGTCCTAGATCTTGATTTAACTGCTTGTAATTAGAATCCAAGCTATTAATTGATTGGGTTATATTTTGTTGATTATCACTAATTGTAGAGTTTATTTCCTGAAACTTCCCATCAACTGTTAATTTATTCGTATCAACAGTTGATTTAAGAGTTGTATAATTTTCAGTTAGTACTTGGATCTTTTCTAAATTTTTCTGAACATCTGTTTTAGTGCCTGTAATTGCTAATGAATTAGCTTCTAAACCTTTCTCAATTTCACGAGGATTTTTTCTAAATCCTGTTGCTAACTCGCCTTTCTCTAATTGAACTTCACGAATTAAGAAATCAGGAGCATACCCTACTTGAGCACATAGGATAATATTAATATATTGTAAGTTGTTGATATTTGTATCAAAAGTATAAGTACATAATACTTCTTTATCTGTTGCAATATTCCATTCATTAACAACCTGGTTATTACCAGTACCATCATATCTATGGATGATTAAAAGCAAAGTTTTTTGTGCTGCAGTTAGAGCTTTGGCTTTAAGTGACAACGTATAGGTTTGATTAATTTCTAAACCATCAGCTATCGTAATTGACTCTATAAAACCTTTAAAATAAGTAGACGAATTCGTAGAGCGGAATCTCCCCCAGTTTGCGCCATAAGCATCCTTAAAAACTTCTAGAACATTACCTTCAACACCAGCATTCTGACGCCAGTTAGAGATTGAAAAAGGCGCATAGAAATCACCATTCTTGATTAAATTGTCTCCACCACTAGACGAAATTGTTGCTTTTAGAATTTTACTTTCTTCAGCAATAGCTTTATTTGTTTCTGCTTTTGTATAACGGGTGCTATCCAGTGTTGCTGAACTATCTGTCCATAAATTCCCGAACTTCTGCTTAAATTTTGCTTCCAAGGCATCTGTAGCTGTGGCAACAGCTTTATTGGTGTCAGCAGTAGTCGAATAATTTTGTAGTTGTGTAGCGCGAACAAGTGATGTGTCTACATCTTTGTCTGTTAAAACGCTATTTACCCGATAAGCTTGTAACTCCCACCAACCGCCACTGCCATTGTGTCCAAGTGCAAAACCTAACTTCATTTGTGTATGAGTATTAAAAGTTACAACCTGTTCGATATATACCCATTCTTCGTTTGCTGGAATTCTATTTAAAGCAATCACTGATGCAGTGATTGTAGCATTTGAAAAACTACCATCTGCTTTGCCATACATAGCCGTAATGCTGCAATCACCTGTAGAATCTGCACTTCGGCGAACCCAAAAGCTAACTTTATAAGAACGATTTGTCGGTAAAGCTTTGCGGCTATATATCCAACATCCTGCTTGATTCGATGAATCTTTTCTAAATACGGTATTGCCAACTTTTCCTGTAATTGTTGTTTTAAAGTGGATTTTCAAATCATAACTATAGTAATTAATCCAATCGTCAGGATTTTTTAAATTAAAATCTGGCAGTAAAGAGTCACTATCGTTAGCAGATTCAATAGATGCTTTAACATTTTTAATTTGAGCATTAAGCTGATTAGTTTGATTTGCTGTAGCTTCGTCTAACTTTGCTGTGGTTGCATAGTTCTGCAGTGCTTTTGCGGTGTTGTCGATATTTTTTTCAGCATTTGAAAGTCCAGTTTCAAGACTTGATGTTCTCTTTGTTAGTGCCTCCTTTTCAGTCACATATGTTTGTTTGAAATCATTAAAGTTTGCATTAACTTGGTCTACTGCAGCGTTGTAGTCATAAGCACTGGGGATCCACGATTCAGTAGTGATTAAGTCACCCCTGACAAGCACTGCCCAATAAACCGTTCCGACTGAACCTTGAGCAGCAGTAGGACTGTTAATCATGTAAAAATTTAAAGCACGTTTTTCAATAACTTGATTATTTTTAACAAAGGTTATTTTATTAATAACTTTGCCATTTGTATTAACAACGGATTGTAAGGCTTGCTGACCTCCCCCAGCATAAACTGCCAAATTAGAGTTTGTATCCGCACCATTTCTTTGATGTTCGGCACACCACATTAAAGTGTATTTTGCGCCTACCTCCCAATCCTCGCCTAGCTTATATGAAAGATGAGGATATGAAGTTCCGTTATATTTACCCGCAACATTTGACTGGATAAGCAAATTCGAACCAGCAGCTGCGGCTCTACTCAAACTTGCAGAGAGTGCTGTTGCTTGCTCTGTAACTGCTTTAATCTGTCCAGCTTGTTCTGTTACATCTGATTTCGTTGCTTCCAATGCTTCTGACGAAGCCTTTTTATTTACTTCATTATTAGTTAAATTTAGATCATTTCTAAGCTTAGAAATATCTAAACTTTGAGAAGACAATGTTTCGCCGTGCTTCTTAACTTCCGCTTGAGTGATCTTAATCGCTTCTGCATTAGCATTTAATGAGCTTTGCGTATCCCGAGGGCTTGGGCTCCATGCTGTAGGTTTATTGCCGGCTTCGATCTGTAATTTTTGAATTGTTGGAATTCGGCCTGAGCCATATGTACCGTAAAACTCAATTGTAGATTCAGTTGAACTGTCAGTGTTTAATTTAGGAAAAACCGTCACTGCAAATTTTTGAAATTCATTTGCTTTAGTTACTGTAACTGAAGTTGTGAAAAAGTGGGCAGAACCATTAGATGAGTAAACCTGAACCGAACCGGCAACAGGTACACTCACTTCAAATGAAATGGTAACCGGCTTATCTAAGTTTTCGTCATAAAAAACTTTTAACTCTTTGCTTCGTTCATACATTAAGTATTCACGACTTGTTGTAGCTGTCGATGTTCTAGGAGCTTCTGAATTAGCAACAGCATTAACACCACCGATTTTTAAATTATCTACAGCAGCTGTTATATCAGTCGATACACGGCCCATTGCACTTTCGAGATCACTCTTTGTAGCTGTTTTCAATAAAGCTTGAGCATTGCTCTGAATACCTGTTTCTGCATTCTGCATTCTTGTTTCAAGCTTACTGGTCCTTTCAGCTTCAGCTTCTGTTCTGTTAGTTGCTGTTTTGAATAAATCATTTGCTGTTGCAGTTGCATCATTAGCTGATGCTAATGAGTTGTTATCTTCAACAATAATGTAATTAAGCTGACAAATTCCTGTCTGGAAGTTGTAGTTTGCAATAAAGATTGGGGCATAAAATTCAGCTTGCGCGGGGAAGGTACGCGGATTATCAATTGTCCCTAAGCCAGTTGCTGCCCCAGTAGACTTACCCTTCATGTATAAAACTACTTCTTGCCACTCACCTAAATTAGGTTTAATGGCCGACAATAAGTAGTTAGAAGAACCCATATCTCCTGCAAGGGTGTTTGTAGTCGTTACGTATTTACTTTGGTCTGCATTTTTGCATGCAACACCAAGATAAATAGATCCATTTTCACCGGTTACACGGCGGAAACGTGCACGAACCCGATAAAGTGTATCTGGGTTAATCTTTACAAACTCATTCCAATGAACCCATGTTTCATCATTATCAGCATTATTCCCAAGCTCAAGAATATAACCACCTAGTGCATCAGAATCTTGAATTACTTTCGCTTCTGCAGTGGTACGCCAACGTGTCCAGTCATCAATACCTTTTGTCGTAACGACTGCACGTACCCCAGAAGTTACTTGTGTTTGAGATTTTAGACTTAATAAATTTTGAGAAAGGGCTTCGGTAGCTTTTACCACCGTTGTTCCTGTTTGCTGCGCTTCTGCTGCATTATCAAAAGCCAGATTTGCAAGATCATCAGTAGTTTTAAGTGATGATGAAAGGCCATTTATGCTTGTATTTGTATTACTTTCTAAGGTCGAAACACTTTTTTGAACATCAGTAATTTGCCCTTGTACCTTTAAGTTTTCTTTAGAGATACTTGTATCAAGTTCACTAAATTTCGAAGCAGTAGACTGTTCCAACTCGGTAAGTGACTCAGTAACTTCTAAAATATTTGCATTAGATTTCCGATCAGCTTCTTCCAAAGCTGCTTTCGTTTGGTCGATACGTAAAGATAAGGCTTTATCACCATCAGAAACTGTTTGAGCAATTGTTGCTATATCCGACTCTGTTTTAGTTTTATTCGAATTAAAGTCAGTTTTTAGTTCTTCAAGTTTTTTTGCTTCTGAAACAACCTTCTCATCAACAAGTTTCACTGAAGATTCTACTTTTTCGATGTTTGCGGCATTACCTTCTATTTGTTCTTGTGAGTTTTTAAGAGTAGATTCAATTTGTGAGGTTTTCTCAGCAATAGATTGATTCAAATCACTTACAGTACGTTCGACTTTGTTAATAGCAGTTTTGTTGTCACCAATTTGTGATTGTGCGGTGCTAATTTGCTCAGTAAACGCTTTATCTTGAGCTGCTAGAGTTTTTATTTCTTCTGAAATTAGAGCGTTTGACTTACCGAATTCGTTTTGCATTTCAGCAAACTTAAGCTCAAAACTTTGAGTTAAAGCCTCTTTATCATTTGCACGTGCTTCAGCTTCAGCTAGAAAACCAGAATCAACTTTCTTATCAAGATCAATATACTGAGCTGCAATTTGATCTACTTTTTTAACTGCAGCTTCAGTTTGGGTTACAACCGGTTCAATTTTTTGATTAATGAGTGTATTAGTTTCTTCACCTAATGCTAATTTAGCGTCATCAATCATTTGACCAGCTTTAACTAAGTTTTGATCAATGTCTTGTTTTAAGGTGGCCTTAGTTTGATCAATAACATTTAGTGTGTCAGCTGCTTGTTTTTTACGGTCCAGAACTTCTTGATCCGCAATTTTTTTTGCGTTTTCTGCGACTAACCGAATTTCATTTGAATCACTTCTTACATCAGCAATGATTGAATCTGTTTCACTTTTAATAAAACCGATTTTATCATCGAGTTCTTTCTCAGCACGAATTGCACGTTGTTGAGCATCAGCAACCAATGCTTCATTAGCTTGAATAGACTGATCGATACGTTGATTGGCTTCATCCAATCGTAGATTAGCCTCATTATTATGTTGATCTACAATTAATTTAGTATTATTTATTTCTTGATCTATATAAGCACGAACTTCATCGACTTTATTTTGAGCGATCTGATTAACTTCTTTAACTTGTTCATGAATCTTTTGAACTTCCTCATCAAAATGTTTCATTCCTTCTTCAAGCAATTTAAAAGCATCAGAATCTTTAATATTTTCTATTAATTCTTCTACTTCCTTTATTTTTTCATCAATCTCTTGGCTTACTTGATCTTTAGTTTCATCAATTTTTTCGCCTTGTTCTTTTAACTCTTCCTTTAAACTTTCTAATTTATTAAGAGCATCTTTAAATGCACCCTCAATAGCTTTAGGGTCAATAGGCACACCTGCAACCGTAAGCGTTGTGCCAACTGCCATACTACCCGCTACAGCACTATTGCCCGCAACTGAAGTATTACCCACTACAGTGCTATTTCCCGTTAATGTGCTATTACCAGTTTGTTGAGTATTAGCTTGTACATTCATTAACGGCGTTTTGATCGAAACGGTTGTGCCAGAATCTACTTTTAAATTTTCTTTAGAGATAAATTCAATATTGTCTTGTCGAATACGGCGCACACCTACAATCGCGCCGTCTCCGTGACTGACATAACTATGGATTACTGGACGTTCTTCATTACCATTTTCAAAGAAGACATAGACGTCTTCCCCATCCACAATTTGAATTTCTGTATCTAAATCACTATCGCCGACTGGATAAGCAAAAGTTGCTGTAATTCCTTCACTCGCGCCATCAGTTAAACCATGAATGTGTACTTGTGCAGTACGACCTTTTGCGTTGTAACTTAAAATCTTTGCACGTTTTAAACCATTCATATATTTGACCTACAAATTAGCAATCCAGAACTTTGATGAAGTCCCCATTGATCCCCCGATTGCGCCTGTATCTATATGATGTGCAGCAGTTAAAACGACATACTTCTTACTATCTATTTCAAATATATCGCCTGCATTCCAGTTCAAATTTAGTGGTCTAATAATGGTCCCACGCATAATCAAAACTTTTTCCAAGTTTTTGACTTGTCGGGCATCTAAACCAGCTCTTTGCGTCACAGTGTGGCCTGGGGTTATTGAGTCATCACCAACAACCGTTGAACCGTTATTCTCAACTGTGACAAAAGATGATTTTTGCATCAGTTCCAAAGGTTTACTTGATATCCAAACGACACTGCTAGGATCTAGTTTTGTGATAGGTTCCTTTTTGAAGAAAGAATCAATTTTTTGAGCAGACACTTTATTATTTTGAAAGCAAATTACAGCTGCTTCTTGTTGCAGATAATGAGCCAAGCGCTGTGTAGGCATACTACCCTTTAAACAAACAAATTTAGGCAAAGGTAAATCACTGCCCAGACTGATCGTTGCACCACAAGCTCGAATTACTGAATTAAAAGAAGTTTCATTACTAATAATTGCTTGCTTTGAATATTCGATAAGTCTTTTACAACCAGCCAAAATACCAATACATGAGATGCCACCTACTCGCCGATCTTGTTTAATAGTCTGAGTTTTTAGAGGGGTAACTTTGATAAGTTCGAAAGGATGAGATATGTCATTTACAGTAAGTAGCTCCCCTTCTTTTAAAAGGGAGTCTAATTCAGTAGTAGATTGAACTGTGAACTCAATAGATGCGGGAATAGGTACGAGATCAGTTCTTAAAGTTGCACTAATCAGCTCAGACGCTGGAATAATTTTACCCGCAGATACAATGGTGATTTGCATTAACGGTTCCCCAAGTTAAAATTAAAACTCATTGGGGCCATACAAAACGCAAGTTTAGGCAAAGCGTCTTTCTTTTCATTATAGTTCTGTTGAGCTTCTGATACAGATAGCCCATAACTTTCGACTCCGAGCCCACGAGTAGCTTCAACCAATCTAGCTTGCAAAAGATCACAGTGAGCTTTTACTAAAGGTTGGATGATTACGTACTCATCACCGCTAAGTTCGATAGTTTCATTCAGTTCAATACTCGTGGTAGCTTTAGTTTGACAATCTAAAACAGCCCATCCGGCATAATATTTTGCCTCATCTAAAAATGCTTTCACGATATCATCAAGCAAAATTGAATAGCCCGATAATTGATATTCTTTATAGAGTTCTTCTGAAAGTTGCTGGATAGAACCAGCAACTACAGCATACCCTTCAGATTCAGGTAATAACTTCATAGCCATTACCCGAAAAGATTGCCTAATGTACGTGATGTCGCATTAATCGTTGAGTTGCGTACAGCTTGTTGAGCAGTATTGATTACCTGCTGAACGCGATTCACAAGTTCAGCTGTACCATCAATTTCTTTTTTACCCGGCTGAATACTGCCGTTGGTACCAATGTTTGCGAAGCTACCAAAGTAGTTATAGTCGATTGGGCAAGAAACTGTCATAACTTGAGATCGGCTATCTGAATCATACTCAGCTGACTCAAAGCGTATAGCACAGTTTTCAAGTGCATAAGAACGGGTAAAACTACCTAAACGGCCATCGTAATAATCACCATGGATGATTCCACCACTAGCTACGACATATTCAGCTAATAGTTGATCATGCCCTGCTTCAGTTACTAGGATTTGAAGGTTGCCTGTGTAATGGGTTTTCGGGGGACCAGCAACAATTCCAGTAAATCCACCCGCATATTGAACTTCTGCTGGATCTTCATTACTCACAATTGGCCGTGGGCAACTTTTAAATAAGAAGCGAAGGTCTTCCATGCCACGAGGAACAAACATCCCCTGACACGCTAATAATGGTGAACCAAGTTGCTGTAGAGCAATGTAATCTTGTTTAAGCTGATTTAGTAAAATCGGATTAGATTGTTGCATAATTTTGATGCTCAAAATGCAGATTTATGCAACAAGATTAAGGATGTTTTTGCTATTGGTTTTTAATCAGTTCCATTTTAGAAAACTGACTTTATATTAATAAAAAACCCGCAAAAGCGGGCTATATCACATCTGTTTATAGATAACATCTCGCCTATCTACATCAAGAACAAGAACTACGACTACATCATCCTTGACTTGATATAAAAGGCGGTATCCTGCTGATTTCAGTTTAATCTTATATAGATCAACTGATCCTCTCAGCTTATTCTTCGGTATCTTAGGGTTATCTAGGATTGCTTCCAGCTTACGAATAAACTGCTCAGCGATTTGTGGGTTAAGTTTGTCAAACTTTTTAAGAGCTGTTTTTGAGAACTCTAGCTCGTAACTCATTAATAGATACCTTCACAGTTTCGTCAGTATCAACTTGCTCGGCTAGTTTAATTAGTTCCTGATCTTCAATTAGATCCATCATGCGTTCATACATTGCTGCCGGAACACAGTAGAATTCTGGATTATTTCTATTCAGAATAGCTACTGCTTCGCCAAAAGCATTTTGTACAACTGCTGTAGGATTCTTTTTTAATTCAGAAACACTAGCCACAAATCGACTATGGATTATGTGGTTCATGACGTTTCTCATTTGATGTGTCCTACATCAATTTGTAGCCAATTGATTAGAACCGTCCTCAGAAAGTTAAGTTTGCTACAGGGTTAACTCAATATAAACAATTTGAAGATCTGTTTCAAGACCTGTTTAACAACCACTTAATAGGTCTTAATAAAAAAGCCACCCTAAAAGGTAGCTTTTTAAATCAGCTTTTTATCCAATATTTGGTGGTACTCGCAGAACCTGTACTGAAGGTACACCCCGATACACACCCATGAAGCATATCGTTGATGGCATTGGCTTAGATTGGGCTTCTCAGTTTGTTAAGTTAAAACAAATAGTTAATCAAGTTGTTATGATTTTCATAATAACTGATTTTCTTGTAATGTGCCTAAAATAGAAAGGATCTGATTCAGTACTGGGCAACTTTGTTCTAGCTGTATTTACTGCCGGTGCATAAGCTAAAGCTTTGGACATAATAATGACCCTATTCATTGAATAAAGCCATTATTTACAATGAGGAAAGCTTAGAAGTTAGTTAGTTCCAACTCCACAAGAAAAATATTTTAGTTTTCGATATCTTTATCATCACATTCAAGCCAAAAGACATCTTCAAACTTCTCGCATACACCAGCTTTTTTTAGTTCGGTGTAAATGAGTAAGGCACGATAAACACTGATGTGTTTTCCTGCTTCTGCATCTTTTATATACCTATTAAGCACATGATTATTTGATATAAATCCGCATTGTTTAGCTAATTGATAAACTGTCATACCAGCTTGCTCTCGCAAAGTTGCGACATTGTTTTTTTCAACCATCACGATATACCAAAAAATATTTAGTTCAGTGTATCACAAGAACAATTGCTATTAAATATAATTTTATTAATACTCGTAATTGCTATTATATTTAATAGTTGTTATATTTAACTCATCAGGACAGGATATGGTCTTGATAAAAAGAACCCCTTGTACCGATCAAAGTAAACAAGGGGTTATATCCAATCTCTAAGAGGAAATTAGACATGACTACTTTAACTCAAATCACCGTACCTTTCCACAATGCTGAGTTGTACTTGGTGGAACATGATGGTCAGCCATATACACCCATGAAGCCTATTGTTGAGGGTATGGGGTTAGCTTGGCAGTCTCAATTAGCAAAACTGAATGCCAATCCTCAACGATGGGGTATAACGAAAATCGTTATACCTACTCTTGGCGACTTACAGGAAATGGTTTGTCTACCACTAAGAAAACTTCTTGCTTGGCTCACCACCATCAGTCCTAACAAAGTAAAACCTGAACTTCGTGACACTGTCATCATGTACCAAAACGAATGTGATGATGTCTTATGGAATTACTGGACAAAAGGCCAAGTAATCAATCATAGAAAAGCTATCTCACCTGAACAACAGCATGCTTTACATGCAATCGTCGATCGTCGTGCAGGAAAAGATCGAAGTTTAAGAGCCTCTATGTGGATACGTCATAATCGCCACTTTGGAATTGCTAAATATAGCCAATTGCTTTCAATCCATTTTGATGATGCGAAGCAGTATCTTGAGACAATACCACTTCATGAGCTAGGCCCAACCGAAACAGATACACTTAAACGTTTAGAAAAATTTGTAGATAATCTCGCTGCACGGTATCCAGCATTAGAAAATCCGCTAGCTTATGAAATAGCACAGCATGTAGGTGAGAAGCTAAAGTATCAATCTCCCAAAGGTCCGAAAAACTTCTGGATTTCGATTCAGGAAAACGGCGCTCTTTCAGTACAGCAATATTCTCTACACCACACGCCCATTAATGTCGTGCAACTACGCGAAAAGTTTAATGGGCTATGGGAGTTTCTTCATAAGGATGAAGTACTTGAGCTTGGCAAAGTATTAAAACGCTTTCCTTTTGAACCTGTGAACTGAAAGGGCATATCATTAAATTAAGACGTTCCTACTGGAACTCCCCTTATATTAAAGCCAGCTATACAGCTGGCTTTCTTTTTAGAACTTATCCAATATTTGGTGGTACTCGCAGAACCTGTAATGAAGGTACACCCCGATCTAGCGCATCTTGGACACAACGATAATCAGGATTATTTGGTTCATAACCAAGTTCACCACGGATATTACCCTTATGTATTGTCATCGGTGCATCAAAACGCCCACGCATAAAACGACCAATAATAATTGTGTCAGTTAATGATTGATTGGTCTTTATTTCTGTTTTATCAGTTTTTTTCTGATATTGAATACCAGGCGCTTCACCTATGATTTGAGTTGTATTCATGAGTATTTCCTTAATTAAATGGATTATAGGTAAAGCCAAAAATGACCTTACCTATGAGTAATTAGTAAATACCTAAGCGTTTACCTTTTTTGAATGAACGTAAACGCTTGTTGATTGCATTTGCAGTAAAAGCATGAAGTCGAGCTTTTTTCATACCAGCTTTTTGTGCTGCAGTTAAACGGACCTTTTGACCAGGTAATCGTTTATTCACAACGGTTTTGACACCTTGACGAATAGCCAGCACACCACGGTAGTGAATTTTTCGCCCATTTACTTTCCGTTGGCTAAATGCTCCATTTCGAGCTTTAATTTTTTTAGCCATTGAATCGAAACCTTCTTCAGTTTCATCTGCTTCACCGAAAATAAACTCACGAACCAGTTCTTCAAGTTCAGGGCCTTCGTCTGGCATATTAGCAAGAACTGTATTGGCTGCTGCTTCTAACGCCGCATCAGCAACTTCTGTATCATCACTAAAGATCTCTTCAATATCAGTAGCGTCAACGCCAAATGTTAAGAAAGCATCGGAAAGAGACGCCATCAAAGCGTTTTCATAGATACCGTCTTCATCATCTGCACCATCTAATGCATCGACAATTAATGCGTCTAAATGATCAACGCCCAGTTCACCTTCTTCAAGCTTACCTTCACTGATTGTATCTACCGTATCAGATAGAATGTTCAGAGCAATTTGTCGTACTTGTTCAATCACAGATTGCTGTTCTCGATCAGTACTTGAAACCTTACTTACAACGGTAGAAATATTCTCCGCTGCTGAATCAAAAGCACGTAAAGCTAAAGGTTTTTCTGTAGTTGGGCCAAATGGATTCATCTTGATAGATCCTTAAAATTATTTAACTAAAACGTCGTCATCAAAAATTGCGGCACGAGTTGTACCAACAACTCCATGGGCTAAATAGAGTCGTACACGCTCATATGGATAGTCTTTGTCAGGTATTAAACTGAACTCAAAAGGTTTACCACCTAGATCTTCAGCCGGTTGTAACCAACCGGTTGTTTCACTAGAAGCACCCTCTAAAAACTCTTGAATTTCATCACCAGCTTTTTTGATATAGTCCGGTGTAGCTTGGAACATGTAAGTTCTAAGGATTTCGATACATTTATTCGTAACTCGTGCCGCAATCTCAGCTGCAGGAACTAAACGCAATGCACTATTTTTACTTTGATACTGGGTTAATACATCACTTAAAACGAATAATGTAGTTTCAAACTTAACTGGGCGAACTACATTTACTTTAGCCTTTGCCAACATTTCTTGAGTCTGTTCATCTTCAAGATCAATATTCGGCATCTGGCTTAAGTTTTTTGCTGTAAATGGATAATCTTTCCAAGCTACTGCATTTTTTAACGGCGCAAAGCCTTGTTTATTTAACTTTGCGTTACGTAATAATTTATCGCCGATGTAATGGCCCAAATAATAAGCTGGGACCTTACGCCCTCTTAGTGTGACAGCACCAGATGGACGGCATAGGTTCGGACTCCAAATGAATTGAACAAACTGTGATTGTGCATCTACACTTGTCGCAAATTGAGCTGCTTGCTCAGCTGTAAAAGTTGGGTTGATTTCAGCATCCAAAGGAATACGTAACTTTGTAGCTGCACGTTGTGCCGCAACATAAATTGGTAAATCATGAGGATTTGGTAAAGTCAGATATGCTGGTGTACTTAATTGACTCGTCAGAATCTTATATAGTTCATCTGGATTAAATGATGGTAACGATTCATCTTCCAATGCCAATGTTTTTGAAGCACGACCTAAGCTATTTGATTCGTTATAAGCATTTGATTTGAGTATTGCTTGTAACGCATCAATACCTAACGATAAATCAAAACGCTCAAAATATTCTTTCGCATCAGCTACAGCGACAATAGAAGCAGAATTTTCAATGTCTCCATCTACTAATCCCTGAACAGTAACAATTTGATCACCTGTTACCGCATCACGGATTTCCAAACGCATAGAAATATCTGCAGGACCGCGTGGGCTAGTTACTTTCGCAAAAAAGGCCACATTGATTTCTGTATTTGCAAGATAACTGTGAGTATCAAATTCCAGTTTTAGTGATGGGCTGGCCCCTGCTACAAGGGATAGCTCACCTGTACTTGATAGAGCAAGTATATTCATTACATTACACGCCCAAGGCTATTTGTTTTAAGTATTTTGAGCCGTTGGCTTTTTTGATTTTCTGGCTAGT